TAATTCATGCCATATAGCAGAAATATTAAAATCTCTCCTCTGCAGTTTAATGAGCATGGTATTCGTGATATACGCAACGCCACATTCTTGGCCATTCCCATCCTTCCTCATTGAAACACACATTTCCCGGTGTTTTGCCTTCTCAACTTGCTTATTATCCAATACTATGTAAAAGCGAAAAGCACTATCATCATAATGACGGAATTCTCCGACTAAACTATGTTGAGGTATATTTTCTTCACTAGACAACAGCAAATAATACTGACTTTCATTCCGTATCGAAATGTTAATCACATCCATAACATATTTAGGATTTTTTACTATTATACTCCACTCTCTAAATAACCAATATCCCTCTTCCATCATAAACAGAGCCCCTTATAGTCCCTTGGTTGCGAAGCGCTCTATCCAGCGCCATTATCGTCGCTACCGCTCCGTCAATTTTCTCAGTAGACTTTTCTTTGTCGGGTTTGATATTGCCTGCTGGATCTGTGCGGATAAAAATGTTATCCATCATCCAGCGCAAAACCGGCTGCCCGCCATGGGCGAGCTTTTCTTCCAGGGTTAACTTCATCAGTTCCTTGGTAGGCGGGGACATATCCTTGAAGCCCTGGCCAAACGGTACCACCGTAAAGCCTAGCCCTTCTAAGTTCTGTGTCATCTGCACCGCTCCCCAGCGGTCAAAGGCTATTTCCCTTATGTTGTATTGGGTACCGAGTTCCTCGATAAAGCTTTCAATGAAGCCGTAATGCACCACATTGCCTTCGGTGGTTTTCAAATAACCCTGCTTCTTCCACAGGTCATAGTTCACGTGATCGCGGCGTACCCTGAGGTCAAGGTTTTCTTCCGGTATCCAGAAGTAGGGAAGGATATGAAATTTATCGTCCTCATCAACCGGAGGAAAGACCAGCACAAACGCTGTAATATCGGTAGTGCTGGACAAGTCCAACCCGCCGTAGCAGATCCGGCCTTTCAGTTTTTCCTCATCAACCTGAAAAGCGCATTTATCCCATTTCTCCATGGGCATCCAACGAACCGACTGTTTAACCCATTGGTTAAGCCTAAGCTGCCGGAAGCTGTTTTCCTCGGCCGGATTTTGCCGCGCGCTCTCACATGCTGCCTTAATCTTGTCGATACCTACGGTTATTCCTAACGATGGATTGACTTTTTTCCATACTTTAGGATTAGTCCAGTCGTCTTCTTCCGCCGCTCCGTAGATTACCGGATAAAACGTAGCATCGTGCTTTCTTCCTGACAGAAGGTCTTTGGCCTTCTGATGCACCTCATAGCAGATACTGTTGACGTTATCACCCGCTGTCGTGATGAGAAAGTAGAGCGGCTGCATTCTGGCGTCGCCGGAGCCTTTGGTCATGACGTCAAAAAGTTTCCGGTTTGGTTGGGTATGCAGCTCATCGAACACCACCCCGTGGATATTGAAACCGTGTTTCGAATAGGCTTCAGCCGACAGCACCTGGTAGAAACTGTTGGTCGGCAGATACACAAGCCGTTTGGTAGAAGCCAATAGCTTGACGCGACGGTTTAAAGCCGGGCACATTCGCACCATATCGGCTGCCACCTCGAATACGATGGATGCCTGCTGGCGGTCGGCGGCGCAGCCATAGACCTCTGCGCGTTCCTCGTTGTCTCCGCAGGTTAAGAGCAGAGCGATGGCCGCTGCCAGTTCCGACTTGCCCATCTTTTTCGGTATCTCCACATAAGCGGTATTGAATTGGCGGTAACCGTCAGGCTTTAAGATGCCGAACAGGTCACGGATAATCTGTTCCTGCCAGTCAATCAGTTCAAAGGGTTGCCCTGCCCAGGAGCCTTTGGTATGGCACAGGGCTTCGATAAATGCCACCGCATAGTCGGCGGCTGCCTTGCTGTATTTTGAATCCGCGGCCATAAAGGCGGTCGGCTTGTATTTCTTGAGTTTTCGTATGAAGGCCGCCTCCTCTCTTAAAGCGGGCAAAAGAAAAGAGCCCCCTTAAGAAGCTCAGTTTCCCGTATATTTATTGGTTGTCGGTTATTCGCTCTCTTCCTCTTCCCCCGTCAGGATAAAGCGGCAGTACTCGGGCTTGTGGTCATTAAGGTAAATAACCAGTTCATTGAATCCTTTGGTGCATGCTTCCTGTTGAACGCGCGGGAGGTCAAACATATTCGTGACCCCGCTCTCCCTGATGGCTAAAATCTGCATCAGTATGGCCTCGTTCATCTGGCTTCCTCCATTTCTACCGATTCGGCGGCTGCCCGGCGCAGGATATCCATATCATAAATATTTGGCTTTTATCCGGGTGGTTACCTCCGGTTTTATTCATCAATCTTTCTGATTTCATCCTCACCGAAAACTACCCCCAGCCCGCTACCCGAGTCCCAGTCAACAAATACGGTGCCTGTATCGTCCACAAATGACACCGTGCCCTGGTCTCCAGGCTTCAACCTGGTATACGAGTCATCCATGCGCACCAGTTCTACCCGAGTACCCGGAGGATAAAATGACCTGAGCGCCTTTAACATTTCCGGATGAATCTGCTTCATGCTTCCTGCACCTCCTCCGGGTTGCGCTGACCGTTTTTGAAAGCGGCACTACCGCTTAGCTTAGAGAGCAAGACCTGTCGCTCCTTTTTGTACTCCGGACCTATAAATCCCAGCCGCAGCAGGAAGCAGCGAAAGGTGTACTTCTCATTGTCATAAGCCTTTTCGGTAGCCGTTACCCGCTTCTGTTTCTTGGCCATCGCGCAAAGCGCCCCGATGAAGCGGGCATAGGCGTTGACTTCTTCTGCCGTTAGGCTGCCAGAAAACCAGGGGAAGCGCAACCTGTCCTCGGTCTGCTCAATCGGCAGCCGGTCTGTGCCCAGGGCTTTTTTGATGAGGTTTTCCTTGCTCTTAACCAGCCGCTCCAGATTGGCAATGGCGCCTTCACTGAAACCCTCTCTGGGAAACTCGATCGCCAACTCGTCGGGCGCTTCGAATTGAAATCCTCGCCGACCAAGCTCGTTAAGCAGTCGCTCAAGGTCTTCGTCGCCGCTGATTTCACTGGTGCAAAGGGTGCCTTCCTTATTGACGGCATACTCGCCGACGACATAAGCAAAAGTCGGTGCGCCTTGGTATTCCGGCGCGGTATTCAAGATTTCACTGATCGCCATCACAAGTTCCTTGCGCCTGGCGCCGGTAACGTTAAACTTAAACTTAAACTCCATGGAATCGACCACCTTTCTATTTTGGTAGTCATATACATCACTCTACACCGGTGTAATAGCAAGCCTTTACACCATTTTTTCCACGCTTTCAAAGGGAATTTTCTGCCCGCCGCGCACAAGGAAAACACCAGCATCTGAGTTCTTAAACTCAATGTACCTTTTGACTATTACATCACAGAACTTCTCGTCCAGTTCCACGGTGTTGCAAATCCGGCTGGTCTGTTCACAGGCGATCAGGGTGCTGCCCGAACCGCCGAATGGATCTAGAACAATACAGCCCGTCATGCTGGAGTTTAGTATGGGGTAGGCTACCAGCGGCACGGGCTTCATGGTCGGATGATCAGTGTTTTTCCTAGGTTTGTCGAACTCCCAGATGGTGGACTGCTTGCGGTCGGAGTACCAGGCGTGTTTACCCGTTTTCTTCCAGCCGAAGAGTACCGGCTCGTGCTGCCACTGGTAAGGTGAACGTCCTAAGACCAACGACTGTTTCTTCCAGATGCATGTTCCTGACAGGTAAAATCCCGCATCCTTAAACGCTTTGCGGAAATTAAACCCCTCGGTGTCGGCGTGGAATACATAGATACTGGCATCCTTGGCCATTGCCTTTTCGGTCAGGGTGAAAGCGTCCAGCAGAAACTGGTAGAACTTCTGGTCCGCCATGTTGTCGTTTTTGATTTTTCCTGCCGTGCCTTCATAGTTGACGTTGTACGGCGGGTCAGTCACCACGAGGTTGGCTGGTTTCCCGTCCATGAGCAGAGAAAAGGTCTCAGCTCTAGTACTGTCGCCGCAGACAACCCGGTGCTGGCCCAAAAGCCACAGGTCACCCGGCTGGGTTACGGCAGGCTTGGCGAGTTCGCTTTCCACGTCAAAGTCGTCGTCTTTCACGTCCTCAAGAGCGCCTAGCAGCTTATTCAGTTCCGCATCGTCGAAACCCAGGAGCGATACATCAAAGTCGGCAGCCTGTAGATCGGCAATCTCCACCGAGAGCATTTCAGCGTCCCAGCCAGCGTTCAGGGCCAGGCGGTTGTCGGCAATAATGTAAGCCCGCTTCTGAGCTTCGGTCAAATGTTCTGCGAATACGCAGGGCACTTGGGTTATGCCTTCCTCCTTGGCGGCCAGGATGCGCCCATGCCCGGCAATTATATTAAGATCTTTATCTACGATGACCGGGTTTACGAATCCAAACTCCCGGAGTGATGCTCTAAGCTGGAGTATCTGTTCCTTGCTGTGAGTGCGGGCATTACGGGCATAAGGCACCAGTCGGTCGATATTCACTTTTTCAAAACGCTCGGTTGTGTTCATTCTTATCGTCCTTTCCTGCCTGACAGCAAAGCTTCCATAATGTCGTCCTGCGGATTGCCAACGAAGGCCGTGGTGCAATTCTGCTTAACAATGTCAAAAATCTCATACCAGATGAGGTTCGCCTGTTTCTGAAACGATTGGCTCATCTGCACGAACGGACTGGCCATCGCGCCGCCCGTGGTCGGGTGCTTGCCTAAGAGTCCGTAGGTACTGATGGCTTCTTCACACTGGATGTAGCGCGTAAACGCCTGGGCATACGCTTCGATCAGCCGCGGGTTGACGAACTTTTCGCAGCCGCGGTCTTTGAGCCATTTCCAGGTTTCTATGAACAGATCGCCAGCGCCCAGCGGCTTACCGTCTTTCTGCCTCGCGCTGAGGTAATCGCTGGGTGCGGGCATATCTTCTCCGTATAAATCTGCCGCATCCTCAAGTTCCTCCGCTTCGAGCATCGACTCAGGTTGCAGTTCCGGGGCTCCTAAAATCTTTGCAGCCTTTCCGGCTGTGATTTTATCAGCCAGGGATTGCGGCTTGTCGCCGGCGCGGACCCGGCGACCGCCCCTGTTCGTCCCATCTTTCGCCACAGGCCTTCACCTCCTTGCCAGGGCAGGGTTTTATCCCCCGTTTAAACCTCAGTTCATAAACAAGGGGCCGCACAGTCTTAAGACTGGCAGCCCCCGAGATTTTTTCTCCTAAGTCTAATTTCCTACCCTTAAATGTCTTTTAGCTTAATAATGGTAACGTTAGGATAAGTATTTTTTATCCTATTCACGTATGTACTTTTGTCCTCCTCAGAATAGAAGATAACATACCTATATTTTGCATCTTCATATTGGCTGACACGTTTTACGTCAAGTTCAAGCTTTCTGTTATTATCGGGAGTAACATTTGCAAAACATTCACAAATAATACTGTTATCGTGGGAAACGATGTCAAAACCATTTTGTGCACCCAGATTTACAATGAATTTAGCTTCCCCATGTCTATCCATCAAGATTTGTACTGCATCCAAGCTAACTAGATACGTAAAAGTCTGATTTGTTTGCTCTATAAAATTCTGTTCAACTTCGAACAAAGGATCAAGTCCGCATTTTGTAAACTTCACCATCTTCATCGCATCTACGCTATCTGTAGTGGAAAATATATTGCTAATTTTTTTTACGGTTGCCTCTGTGTTAGCCAATATCTTATTCTTATAGAATTGGATTTCTTGATAGTCATTAATCAATATTTGCTGACCCATA